TATCAGCTCCGATGCTTACATAAGAGCAGGTTTACTGACTAATGATTTGCTTGTACTCCAGATTACTGTTAAACCTTTTTCATCCTTTTAGCACCATCATTAATTAACAGTTAGCATTAGTAATTTCTTTTATATCTATTGCAAAGAATCTTTGTGTAAACATATCTCTGAATAGTGTAATAACCATCTGTTCATTTTCTGCTATTATTTTAGCATACTCATAATCTTTCTCGTTGTCAGCATATCTGTACCATCCTTTAACTTCGTATTGTTTCATAATGTTTGTTTTAAGATTAAATATATTTTACAAATATAATACTTTTTGTTATTTATATTTTACTTTAACATTTATTTAACATTACCTTTGATGTCAAGATAAACCTTAATTTTAATAGTTATCCTACGACGAAAGGTAAGCACTTGCAACTTTATACATCTCTTGCATCTTTTTAATTTCACCTATATTTCTTGGCAAATTAATAACCACTTCTATATTCTTTATGTGATGTATATAACATTGTATTGTTGCAATTATTTCTCCGTAGCTCATAGTTTATATATTTGTTAGATAACGGTGATTATCGACGTTATAAATGATTTTAATAAATAAAGTAAGTTCCTTTGTTTAAATTTCCTAATTGATATGTAACACAATAACGCAATGGGTCAATAATATGATTGTGGGCATCTATTGGAGTTTTTGACCTTTTTTCTAACCAACAATAATTATTTAATTCTTTTATTAGATTAATTGATTCAGGCGATACTATTAAATCATAATCTTGCAATACACTAATTCCATAAGTAACAGAATCTGGTCCTTTAATTGCAGGAACTATATTTAAACCTAATGTAGATAATTCACTTATCAATCTTGGTTCTGCTGAATCAGCAACTATTAAACAATCGTCAGCGTGTTGTTTATTTAGATTGTATATTTGTGAAGTAGTTAATCCGTGAAGATAAAATCTTTCATTAACATAAATCTTTTTATTTGTTATATCTATATTACATTCCACTAAAGTTGAAGCATCTGAAGCAAATCCATAATCTTGTCCAAAAATAGATTTACCTATTTGTTCATACTTTCCAATAGTCCAGTTAGTAAATATAACTCCTTCAGCTTTATCTAACCAACCACCTAATATTTGATGCTTATACTTTTCAGGTCGCCTTGCTTTTATATTATCTATTTGATTTATAAATGATTCAGAAAGGTTTTCTATATTGTCCTGATATGTTGTGTGGATATAAGTTGTATCTCCTTTGATTAAATTACTTCCTGATTGAATACCTTTATCTTCAAAGAATTTCTTATAAATGAAATGTTCTTTTGTTGCAGGATTCAACACAAGTAAAACCCTATTCTGAACTCCTTTAGTTCTTATACTAAAATCAATCTTTTCAAATATTTCTTCATCATTTAATTCTTCTGCTTCATCTAATACCCAAGTTGTAACTCCAGCTAATGATTTTAAACTTGCAGTTTGTGTTCCACTACTTGTTTTAATACCTTTAAAGAGTATTTTAGACCCTGTTTTTAGATTTACTATTTCATCCTTCGTAATATAAAATTCGTGGCTTAAATTAGCTGTTTCAATCTTGTCTATAAATTCAGGAATAATAGAAACATTTGCAGATGTTAAAGTATATCTTGTAAATAATATAACGTGACCAACTTCATAAGTAAGTAACAGAAGAAACGAGTTCAAAGAATATGATTTCCCTGAACCCCTTCCACCTGTAATTACAAAGTATCTACTATCACTTCCTAATAGATTATACTTTTCATTCAGATTTATTTCCAATTTTAAATATATCTTTTATGTTAAAATCATTTACGTTGTGTGTAGCTTCAATAATTTCTTTTGGCTTTCCAAATATATGTTCAGCAATAAACAACTGTCCCCTTTGTGATTCCATTAATGTGGATTTAACAAAAGCTATCTTTGTTTCTTCTTCTGTATCTTTATTGTAAAGTTCGCCTAATGCTTTTAAAAAGATATTGTTTACTTTTTGCTCATCTGCTTTTGGTTTACGTCCAGCATTTTTATTACCACCGTTGTATTTTCTTTTATCTTCCATATTCAAAAAAGTAATCATTATTGAATTAAAAATAAATAAAATCTATTATTGTTTATTTTTAAATCCATTTTTCAATCTCATTAAATTATTTGCTCTTTCTTTTATCTGTTTAAATTCAGAATCAGTTACAACTCTTTCAGATAAACATTTATCACAATATAAGTCTTGAGTATTACCTGTAGTTATTATTATACTACATAGGTGACATAGTGTTGCACCTATTCCTCCATTTAATTTATGTATTGGTTTCATTCTCCTTGTCCTTTTTTAATTAAATAATACCATAGCCAAATTAACTTTGACCTTATAAACTCATAAGCTAACAATACTAATATATATTTCATAATTCTTTTGATTGTTTAAATAACTTTAATAGTCTTTCTACTTTTGTTATTTCCATATCTTCAAATAACCAGTGGGCAAATTCAATAGCATATTCATCAGCTATTTGTTGTAACTTTTCTTTAGTTGTCATCTTCATCAGTTTTATATTCCCAGAAGTATTCACATTCTAATCCTTCATTGGGTGGTTTACAAAAATATGATTGTCTAAACTTACTTGGTTCTGCTTTATATCTATAACATATAGAAGATAGTTCGCAGTTGTTTCCTGAACACATTGTTATATCTGGCATCTTAATTGTTTTTGTTATGTTCTATTACTTTCATATTTATATCATAGATAGCTTCTAAACGTAGTATCATTACATTGTGATGTTCTGTATCTTTTGTTTTATTTAAAAGGTTGTTTAACTGTTCTATTATTTTGTATTCGTATGCTGCTTTTTCAAGTTTATTTATTCTTAAATTACTTTCTTGTAATTGTATTTCTAATTCAGATACTTTTAAGTTTTTCTTTTTAAGTTCTAACTTTAATAATTCATTATCTTCTGTGTTTAATACATTTTCTTCATCCATTTGATTTACTATTATGTTTCTTAAACTTCTTAAATCTCTATTAAACTTTTCATACATTTCATAGTTATTTAAAGAATGTATTACTGTTGCGTGATTCTTATTTACTGATTCAGCTATTTCTTGTAATGTCATTTTAGGTTTAAAATGCTTTACCAAATAAAAGTACAATGCTCTTGCTTCTATTATATTATGCTTTCTACTATTTTTAGAAACATCTATATCAGTTTCTTTTAATATTATTTCTTTTAATCTTTCTGTTATTTCCATTAAAATAATTTTTGTTGGTTTGTATGATTTGTTATTCTTTGTATTGCTTTATCGTAATACTCTTTATCTAATTCACAAGCAGTTAATTCAAATTTGTAATCGTGTGCTGCTATTGCTATTGAACCTGAACCTAAATGTGTGTCTAATATTTTATCACCTTCTTTTGCGTATTTATCTAATAGCCATTTATAAAGTGCAACTGGCTTTTGTGTTTGATGTATTCTAATTTCTTTATTTTGCATATCTTGTTGTAACATTCCGTGCCAAGTTATATTTACAAAATCTAATTTATTTAACCAACTTAACCAGGCTAATTCTCCTGTACTATAAGTAGGCATTGTTACATTTTTATGCCAATATAAATAACCTCCTTTTAATCCAAAAAAATTAGCACCCCAAACAATCTGTTTTTTTGATACTCTTTTCAATTCAATAAAATAATCATCATTAGGAATTGCATTATCCCAATTAGTTTTTTTATAAGTATTTATTTTTGCTAATGATGTTTTTTCGTGTCTATCGCTATTTTTACCATTGTTTTTAACATCAGCATTAATTCCATAAGGAGGGTCAACAATAGCCAAATCAAAGTAGTTATCAGGATATCTGGCCATTAGTAACATATTATCTTCGTTTGTTATTGTTATTTTATCTGTTACTTTCATAATACTCCTCTTAATACATATTGATTTAAATCTACATCGCTATCTTCACCAAAGAAGTATTTATAATTATCTATACCTTGTTCAAGTTTACGTTTTCCTTTATCATAAAATTCATCACTACATTCAAAGATACCTATATCTAAACTTCCCTTGTCAATACATACAAAAACAAATTCATCAACATTAAACATTTCCCTGTAAAGATATGCTTGTAAATCATAACTGTATTTATCTGCTGAATATCTAAATTTATTTAAACCGGTAGTAGTTTTTAAATCTATTATCATATTGTCTTTTAATATATCTGCTTTAGCTCTAAATGGTATTCCGTTTATCATTGCTATTTCAGGTATTTCAAATTGTGCTTTAGACATATAGTGTACTGCTTCATCATTTCTTAATATTGCATCAGCTAAACGTTCTGCTGCTTTAATCTCATTTGTGGTGTAAACTTCTTTACCTTCTGCTTTTGCTTCTTTGTATGCTTTTCCTGCTTTTGTTGCTACATCTACAATAGTTAATTCATCAATCTTATGTGGTTCTAAAATCATTGTATGGAATAGTTTGCCATCACGTAAAGGTTGTGTTTCACTTTGCCCGTACTTTGTAACGTACTTATAAGTTTTAGGACTTGATAGGACCATTTTAAGACTTGATGAAGATAAAGCCTGTTTACCAAGATAACCATAATAAAACTCATCGTTGTACATATTGTCTATTAATTCTTGTTTATCCCAAATCTTGTTGTCGAATGTTTTAATTTTTGTTTCCATTGTTTATTATTAGTTTTAGTATGTAATCGTATGTTGCTAATTCTCTTTCTGTACTATCAATCATTATCTTTAAATGGTCATCAGATGTTAAACTTTGCCCTGACATTAATTCACCGAGATATTTAAACAGTTCTCTATCTAATACCTGTACTTTAGATTGTATTGTAAAGTATGCAGCTTCATTCATAATTTTTCTATTTCTTGTTTAACTGATTCGTAAAACCAAGTACTGCTTTCAATGTCTTCGCAATTACAAGTGTATGGTAATATAAATAATACTTCTTCAACTGCTATTAATGCACATTGTTTGGCATTTCTAAATTCAATAGTATCTTTTCTCCATTGGTGTTGATACATTTTATCAACTAATTCTTTTGCTTTTTCTTTTGGTGTCATATTCTTATATTATTTAAATTGTTCATTGTTTCATCATAATTTAATACGTCTCTAATCTGTTGTGCATAAGCATCTGATTCATTCCAATCTTTTACTAATGCATTAGCAATTAATTCTAATTGTTTACGTACATAAACATTGTCAGTTGTTTTCATAACCTCTATACAGGTTTCTAATTTGAATAAAATTTGTAGTTTGTCCATTTTGTTTGTTTTTTAAATTGTTATACGCAAATGTAAACATTATTTGTTTATAAAAAACATTTTAACAAAAAATTAACTAAAAAAAAACAATCATTTCTGATTGCTTAATTTTAAATTAATAATTTTTCTATATATTTCATTAACTCTTTCGGAGTTTAATCCCCTGTTATAATTGAATTTCATTATACGTTGGATTCTTTGTAATGCTGATTGTTTACTTCGTGTCATATTGTTCCAGTTATATTTATTTTATTTGTTCCAGTCCAAGTATTTGCATATAATCCTAATTCCTCATCAGATTTCATAATATCAACTATATTTTGCTTTTGAGTATCTTGTATTATTCTTTCTAAATATAATAATCCATCTTGCAATTCTTCTCTGAAGTGGACCATCCATTGTAAGGCACTTAAATCTGTTCTGTCTAATGTTATACCATATTTAATTTTACCTACTTCAGAACGTTGTTTAAATTGTTCTATTACTGATTCTACTATACTATCTTTCATTTACTAAATCTTTTAGAATGTTGTGTGTATAATTCCATAACCTTTTTAGATGCTTCATATTCTGTAAATTCTATTT